TAAGTCCAGAAGTATTGTATAAAGCATGGTCTGACGGTTTAGTTACAAAAACAACATCTATATTTGTGAAACTTGTATAATATGATGTTATGTCCCCACTCACTAACGTACGTGATGCAATCCTTGTAACCCTTTCCCCAGTGTTCAAATCTTCCTCGTCATATGTTCCATTTGGCACACTTCTCAATGTTCCGTGTGTTCGTCCTGACGTTTTGAAGTGTTTGACGTAGGTTGTTGCAGATGAGCCTTCTTCTAGTTGTAGGTTTGTAACAGCTTCACCCAAAGTTACACCACTTGCTAAATATACACCTATTACACCCCATGTCTCATTGGCTGTGGTTGTAAAACTTAGTGTGGTCGCTGCTGCACTATCATAATTAGTTCTGTTAGCTCCATGAGAATCGGTTGGAAAGCTTGTATGCCTTCCTGCCCATAATGAAAGATGTGAATCTCTTGTAGCACAACTAAGTATATATGTTGTACTAGGTTTCAATCTAACAGCAATACCAACTACACCAAAATTGGTGGCTACACTAACTTTAAATCCTCCATCTTCACTAATACAATCCCCTGAATTACCACTTCGAGTTACTTTAGTTCCGTAAACATCTAATAAATTTTTATTAACACTCGTCACCCTCGTTGGTTTAACACTTCCGATTCCCTCGAAATATCCTGCACGAACTAATTCAAGTAATTGTGCTTCTGTGTAATCTGCGTATGCTGTGCCTTCTGTATCGTTACCCATTGCTGTAAGGTTGATAGCAATTTGATGATCTCTAGTTATTAAACCAGAATCACCTTCTGCTATTAAAAGATTTGCTTGCCCTGTTGTAGTAACTGTTATTAAATCGTAATATTCCAATAGAGTTGCGTCATCATTATCCCCAAAAGTATCACTACTTCCTGAATATCTAAGCCTTACTAAATTTCTAAATGCACCTACGCTAGATGAATCTGCCTTGAAATAAACAAATAATTTATCTCCTGAAACTACATTAACAGTTTGCTTGGAATTATCAAAACCTGAATCAAAATACCAAGTACCGTCTGTTTCTAATCCAATCCCCGTGCCTGAACCATCACTTGTTATTGAAGTAGTTACATTTCCGTTCTCAAAAAAATTCACCAAACTACGACCTTTTACAAGTGATTTTAATTCACCGTCGTATACTGTAGATGCTAAATGTGTCACTTCGTCGGTTGTGGTTGTATCAGAGTTTCTGCTTGAATTTAGTGCTTTTTCAACACCACCCTCAATATTGTTCATAACAGCAGCCGTAATGCTTGTGCCTGCTTGTGTAATGCTATCTGGGTTTGCAGTTAATACTATGGTGGCACCGTCAGCAGGTGTACCTGTTATTTCATACTTGCCGAGACCTATACCCGCACGATCTTGCCAAGTTTCTGCCGTATATTTATCTGCCATTCCTACACCTCCTAAAATCTTGGTGGTATACTACCACATATCGCTAATGCTTCACCACAGTAAAGCAAACTACTAACTCTTTCCTCTACATCACTTTTAACTAAAGACAAATCAACCTCAAGGTTGTTTGCGTTCGTATAAACAAATGAATAAGAGTCACCTGTCCAACTTTCATTCAATGTCTGCCAACCAACAGGTGAATAACCGAGATAGTTTTTCAAAAGATTGATGTTTTCTTCCAACCCATTTATCAATGATGCCTTCCCAAAACTTGTATTATCTTTTGTCGTAAAATTATAAGTTAAAGTTAAAGAAGTTCCAAGATAGGTACTGATATAATCAACTAGATAATCTGTGTTGTTGTCAACTCTGTTTACATCTGCAAAATTGTAGTAACTTGCTGAAGTTCTTGTTGTAACTGGCGTTTGCCAAGCCATATCTTCACCCCCTAACTTCCCCTAACTCTAACCTTTTGTTCATAGCCACCTGCGTACAAGTGATTTATTTTGTAAATCTTTGCATCTTCCAAATCGCTAAATTCGTTCTCATTGTCAACAATGTCACCAACTTCTAATTTGGGATTGCCCCTAAATGTTGTATCCATTAAAACCCTGTCTGTAAAGTGATTGGATGCCCATGTTCCGACCAATGTAGCCATTGCCGAAGTGTCAATTAGGTCGCTTCGCACCGTTTTAACTTCGCCCTCTGTCTCACCTGTCAGCGTTTCCTGTGGCAAAATGTTCTTGGTCAACACCTTTCCATCAATCGTTATTTCAACTGCCCCTGTGTGTGTGATGTTCAACTTTGCCCAATTTGTATAATATGTCGCAGAGTTCAAAACACCCACATCAAGACTAGCACTTCCATTTGTAGCAGGAGAAGTGTATTTAACCCACACGTCTTCTGTGCCACTTAGAGTCTTTGTCCCTTTGAATATTTGCGTTGTGCCTGCTGCTTCTACCCAATTGATAACTTCTGTATCAATCTGATATGTCATTTTGTCTAAATTAATCTTTGGATATTGCCCCATTAGAGTTTTTGACAAAGTGTACCCTGTGCTTGTTGCACCAAGTTGTTTAATTTGCAATACGCCATTTTCATCTTTAATGCAAACCCCACGCCCTGCAATCAAAATGTGTTTCAAGACTTCTTTGTGTGTACCTGTTGGCAAAAAGTTTGAAGTGGTAATTGCACCAAATGTCGAATCGACATTGTAGTCTGAGGAAGTCAAGCCTGCATCTGTCATAACGCTATCTACCAAATCGCCCAATGTGTCTGTTGCAGCAGGCTTTAAACCTTTTCTATATTGGTTCTGATTAAGCAAGAATAATCTATCATATCCAACAAAATGTGCCGACAAGTCCGTTCTATCTGTTCCCCATTCATCTAAGAAGTATTTGCCTAATGAAACATATTCAATGTAAGAGCCATTGTTAAAACCAATTGCAGGCTCAACAGTTTGTTGTTTTTGCAATGAGGCGAATTTGCCTGTTGGTGCGAGTATGTCGAAGTCTTGATTTTGATTGAATATCCTAAAGCTTATTTTGTCTGGTACTAATTTAGATGAAAGCAAACCTACCTCTTCCTCTATATCCATTTTAAGCAATTTGTTGTCTTTGGTGTATGTTTCTACCACTCCAAAGATAACTTCTTGTATACGTGCCCTACGGTTCGTTGTAGACCACTTTGTAATTGTGATTACAATGTCTTGCCAATCTGTTACCCCTGTTTCATCCACATAACGTGAATCTGTGTTTGAGGTGACCGTAATTGTTTCAAGAGTAGAACCCCCACTATCTTTGTAAACAACAGTGAAGGCTTCTGCGTACTCATTGTTTGCTTCGTCAAATATGATTGTGATTCCTGCTGTCGTATGGTTGCTTGTGCCATCTGCTGTAATAACAATTGGTGATGCATACAATCTGGTTGAAGCATTGCTCAAACTAGCTGACCACCACCCCATGTTCGTATGACCACTATCAGGCATTAAAGCTTTGCTACCATCAAGCAACCAAGAATCATCTTCAAAGGTGGCGTAATTGATTTGACTATCCTCTACTCCATCATTAACATAATCAATGTCGCTAATAGTTTCAGTAGAGGTGGCACTCATCGTCACATCGGACGATGCAGTTGTATCAATTATTCTAAATACAAGCCGACCATATACCGTCCTATATGACGCTTCTGCCCCTGTGTCGAATGTGCCTGTTACAGTTTTCAATTCACCACCTCCTATTGTTCAATCAAATTAAGTTTAACATCGTATGTAAATTCGCCTGTTGTTGCGTTGTATCGAACAGGTGTGAACTCAATGTCAGAACGGTAAAACGTTCCTGCCACACTTGAACCATCAACATCTCTATATGTAACAGAAAAGAAATAGGCAGCTAATGTTGTGTCTGATTCAATTGCTGCTGCTTGTGCTTCAGTTCTGTTCCTAAAATTAAGGTTGAGTGTCACCTTGTCTGCTTTCTTGTCAGCATAGGCATCACCATTGTTTATGTTACGTCCTGCATTTGTAACTATTGTCCTTTTTGTTGGTACATATCCATCAAGCCCACCGTGGGCTGTTCCATTTAGTGTGATTGTAAAATCTGCCATCTAGTCCACCCCACTTATAATCAAATCTGTTCCTTGGTTTCTTGCTTCTTCTTGAAGGTAAGGTAGTACGGTTCTTGCAAGCTCTTTGCCATCTAGCTGGAAGATTGCTTGTGAATCTGTGCCATTTGACTTGTTGTTATTGTTACCTAAGTTCTGTAATCCTCTTATGAATCCTAATGTCAACTTTTCTATTGTTTCGTCTGTCAATTCCGTCGGTGTTGACACCTCGTCAGATAGGCTTGTTACTTCACTTAGTCTACCTTTGATTCCACTAACAATGCTGAAACTGTCATTTCTATTCTTGGCTGCTGCTTCGATTATATCAATTGCTTTGCCGTAGTCTTCTCTGATTGCTGCTTCTGGATTGAAGTCTGCCATATTATCTTTTCTAAACTGTTCTGATGCTGCACGGAATTTTGCTTCTGCGTCAAGCAGTGTGTCTACGTAACCCAATGCCTTTGTTGACGGTGCAACTGTGAATTTATTTGGGTCTAATTGTTGTGGTAATGTATCGAATAATTTACCTTTTCCTGCTTTGATTGAAACTTCATTAATTTTATGTAACAATTTGGCAATTACTACGATTACCTTATTAATACCATCAACTGCAAAGATTGCTATATTGTTAAATATGTTCCAAAATGATTTTTCTAATTTGGTCAAAGGGTCGATTGCTTTACGAGCTAATGCAAGTAATGCTTCAGGCATTTTGAAAAGTAACCAATCTTGGAAGTTTCTAAATATGAATTTGATTCCTGCCCATGCTGTCGTAAACACCATTTGTACGCCTGAGATTGCTGTTGTAACTATTTTTCTAAATGTTTCACTAGTTTCCCAAAGGTAAACAAAGGCTGCTGCTAATGCGAGTACAGTTGCCATCATACCTAACATTGATAGTCTTGCTGTTGCCATAACTTTAATTTTGGTTAAGAGGGCTACTATAGTTGCACCAATTGCTTTTACTAAATCATAGGCGTATAGAACTCTTGCTCCAATTGCTGTTGAAATGTTAATCCATAATGCTCGTGTTGAATTTACAATTGCCACCTTTAAAAGTTTAAATGCTCCTGTTAGTCCACCCAAGGTTTGAATATAGGACATAAAAGTAATTGCACCCCATGTTATGACAAAAAAGCCAATCCAAGTTATAACATCTTCAATTGCATCTCTGTTTTTCTTAAAGGCTTCATTTAAATCTTTTATTAGTCCAGTTACAGTTTCTAATGTTTCAACTAACGTGGAAGCTGTCCACCCTGCAAGTTCTTTAAGGAAGTTCTCCCAAAACCAAGAAGCAAAAGGTTTAATTAATTCCAATACATTCTCAAGAGTATCAATTGATTCACTTATCAAGTCCAATGCGACAGGTGTCAAATCACTTATTGCCCAATCTGAAATAGGTGCAAGCACATTCTCTAGTAACCATTCCAAGGCAGGTGCAATTGTTTCTGTGGCAAAATTGCCTAGTGAATCGAATAACCCATTGAAACTGTCAGTAAGTTTTTTGTAATCTATGTTTTCTAATAAATCAGTAATAGTGTCTAAAAGTTTTCTGATTCCGTCTCCCATTACCCAATTTCCTATTTTGTCTAGTACACGCTCTTTAAAAGATACTAAACCATCTCCAAAGTTCTCACCGAATATTGCAAATGCACCTTTGAAAGCGTCTAGGTTTGGTTTTAAGCGTTCGTATGTGAATTTAACATTATCTACAAATGAATATAATCTATCCTCTATAACGGCTAACTGGGCGTCTATAACACCATCTGCATCCTTAAGAAAGTCATATAATTCAAATGCGTCGAATAGTTTAGTAAATTCATCATCTATCCCTATGCTCTTTTGTGATTTGTTTGATTGCTCTTTCAAAACATTCATTTCATCAAATGCTTGAAGTGTACCTTTTAAAGCTTTTTCTGTATCTTCAACTTTGTCTTTGAAGTCACCTTCTGCACTTGCTAAATCTTTCATTGTTTCAAGGTATTCTTTTCCTGATTGTGTTGAAGTTGTAGTCATGTCTGCAAGCTTTTCTTGTGTCCCAAATACTCTTTGCAATGTTTGTCCTAATTTATCTAATCCTCTTGCTGCCACCATTGCTAATTGAAACAATTCAATCATTTTTGGGAGGAACACTGTACCCAATGTTTCCCCTGCTTGTTTGAACATTCCTTGTAAAATACGCAATGCGTTTGCAGGACTCATAAGAGTTCTTGCTAAGTCACCTTGTTCGTTTTTGGATTGTTCCATAACAGCTATAAATCTAAGAATCATCTTTTCTTGTTCGGACATTTTCTTAACTGACTTTGTGATTCCTTTTTGTAGAGCATATTGTGCTAATGCGTTTTCAGTTGTCAATTTACCAACACGTCTTAATGGTTCTGTTTCCCCAACAAGACCTGCCCTTAATGCCCTAAATGCTTGTGTGATTGGTAAGTTTAACATAGACGCCATATCGTTTGCAAGGGATACAAAACCTTTAGAAAGTTTGTAAGCTTGGTCTTCTGTGAATCCCATGCTATTTGTTATATTGAATAAAACTGCCATGTTGTCTTTAAGTTCTGTTTCATATAAACCTAATGCTTTACTGGCTCTTTTTGTAAATTCCTCTGCTTCTGACGCCATATTTCCCATAACAACTTCAAACATATTTTGTGTTTCAAATGCGTCTGCTGCCAAGTCAAACATTGCTTCTGATACCCTAACAACTCCTCTCGCTATAAAGTAAGCAGATATTTGTTGAGCAACCATTCTTAGGTTGTCGCCAAAACCCCTTAACGTTCGATTAGCTGTTCTAACAGAAGAAGAGGTGCGAGTGGACATTTGTGTAACTGCCCTCTCAACACCTCTTATTGTTTGCAATGCTTGTTGGCTTGAGGCAGCTATGTTTATTAACAATTGTGCTTGTGACATTGTCTACCTCCTTGTAAAAACTAATTACGAATGATTCTGTCACCTTCAATCTCTGCTTCTGTTTTTCTATGAGATTGTTTCTTCTTAGTGTCTTTTTGTCCTCTAGCTCTTGCCTGCTCTTGCTTATCTTCTTTTTCTCTAAGCTTGTATTCCTCAATCCAAAGAGTTAATTCTTCCGAAGACATGTTGTCGAGAAGTTGTTGTCTTGTGAATCCTAACTTCTCAGCCAACAATAAGTAAAATCGTTCCTCTGGATTTGAGGTTAGTCGTTTTTTGCTTCTTCTTTTGCCTCTTCACTTATCCCACTAAGTTTGTTTGCTATTTGTGAAATCTTCTCAATAGGTTTGGCAGCTTTTTGCATTAGTGCGTTAATATCTTTTTCATTAAATAAACGCTTGTCTGTTTCAGGGTCATAAGTTGAATAGATAACTGTTAAAGCAGTAAGCTTAAAAAAGTCTGTGCTTTTTGATTCAATGTCAATTGACTTTTGTAGAATCCTTGCACGGTCGGCTGCTGTCACTCCTTTAATCTTTACCTTTTCACCCCATTCTTTGATTTCTAATATTTCTTCTTGTACATCTACAGCACTTAAAATCTTGTCTCTTAAGTTCATTGTTTTTCTTCCTTTCTAATATTATTCGGTAAATTAAGTGTTTAGGCTAACTGACCTACCGTCGGCATCAACCACACCAGAAAATTCTAAAGATTCAGCAATGTATTTGTCAGGTGAAGATGAAACAGAATCACTGTTCACGATAACCCACGCTCTCAAATACGATGTACTTGCTCTGTTAATATAATATGTATATACTTTTAGTTCCTTGTCTACAATGTACTCTCTGAATGTATCATCTTGATAGAAGTCACTAATTGAAGCAGAGAAGTCATTTATTGTATATGCTTTCTTCACCCATGTGTCACCAAAGACCGTTACATCTTCTGTGCCTGAGGTTAATGTGAATTCTGTCTCTTTAGCTTGTGCCACTTCAACCAAAGGTAAGTATGAGCCAGAAATCAAAATTGTCCTTGAGGTTGAAGAACCGTATGTAACTTTTCCAAACAATCTGTTTAATGTATAACTGGACGCTGACTCTGTTGGGTAAAAATCAATTGAATCAGTTGACGTTTGAGAAGTAACTGCTGCTACGGTAAAGTTGTCGTCGTCTACTTTTGTAATAATTCTTTTAGCATTGCTTCTAGTTGTATTTACAATTAAGTCACCTGTTACAAGTCCATGACCTGTGATTGTGACATTTGTTGTAGTTGTTCCTGCTTCTGCTGCGTTGCCAGTGGAACTTTGTTTGTGTACACTAATTGTTGCTGTTCTATCCAAGACCTGTTTCGCTGTGTCTGTTATTTGATAAGTTGTATCATCTGACGTACTTACTGCTTCACCAACAAAGGAAACAGCAGTGCCAGTTAACTCAACCTTAGAATTATATCCTGCTGATATTCCCATTTATTTTCATCTCCTTTATGGCACTGCTGTAACTGCACCTGAACCTTGGAACTCCATTGAAATTGCAACGTATTTATCTGGTGAAGAACTAATGTTGATAGAACCAACTTTAACTTCTTGTTTATAACCATTTGTTCCATCAAATAAAATTTGAACATATAAGGCACTCTTGTTAATCATTGCGTTAATTGCTGCAGTTTGCCCGTTGGTGTCTGAATTGTCGAAGAAACCATTAATTGAATAACTTGCGTCATTTAAAGTATAAGCTTTATTCACCCATTCGTCACCGAATACTGTTACGTCTTCATTGTTTGCAGTAAAAGTTTGTTCTGCTTCTTTGAATTCTGCTAAAGTATAGTAAGTTGAATCATCAACTGAAACCTTAACTAGAGTATCAATACCTTGTTGAATAGCCATTTTCTATTCCTCCTTTTTTAATTCTATGTGTTGATTACATTGTAAACATTGAAACTCTACTTTCCCAGTGCCACGTAGATAGCTACGGTGCTCCTCTGGGTGTTTACACATTTCAGCTTTTGTATCTTCACTATTGTAAATGTCTTCTGCAATTGCGTTTAACAAATCAAATGCAGAGGCTAGTTGCCTAAGTGCTAATTGTTTGCTTTCAAAATCTATCTCTTGTAAATTGAGAATTATTGATTGAATAATGTTTTGATAATTCATCTCATTCTCCTTTCTATGATTCTTGAGTTGTTATTTTGTATACCAACCTAATGTCTAATTTACCATCTGCCTCTATGTCATTTTCGTCAAAGTGGATTGCGTCCTCTCTGATTGCTGTGACAACGTGTGAGTTGTTTGCAATAGTTAAATCTTTCCAATCTAATAAAGTATCTATTCTTTGGGCAATTGGAACGATTGTGGCAATGTTCCTTGAGGTGTCATAAACAACAATTGGTAACAATGTCTCTCTGCCTTTTTTACCAAATACATTAAGTGGTGTGGAGGGTACTCTTGTCTCACCAATCACAATGCAAGGAAATTGAGCGTTCTTAGGGAGTTTCATAATGTATCTTCTGTTTGAAATTAAATTCATTAACGTACTGTCTGCTGAGAGCAATGTGTCAACAGCTTTAATGACATTACCTGTTTGATATCCCATATCCTACCTCCTCCAATGTGGGTCAGCCATAAGTGTAGCTTCTAAAATTCTTGAAGACATTAATTGTGTTTGCATAACAGCAGGTTCAAGGAAAGGTGTTGCCTTTCTTCCTAATGTAAGCCTAAAACTTCCATCTCTGTGCTTGTAAACCCACGGTGTCTTTCTACCGTTTCCAAACTTGTTGTGTATACCAGTTCCAAATTCAATAAACCACGCGTACCTTGCTTGTACTTTTACTCTTGCACCTGTTGACGTTGGGTAAGAAATAATTCCTTCCCTCAAAACACCTGTGTCATTTATGCCAAGTGCGTCAATGTTGCTTTTAGCGTTTTCCTCTATGTTAAGGGCAATTGCATATGCAAGTCGTTTCCTTGCTTCAATAATTTTTGCTTTATTTAATGCAGTGCCACGTAACCATTTGTTCATATCAACATTTATTGTAAATTGCATTATGCTTTCAACTCCCTACATTTAAGTTGTAGGTAATAACCTTTTTCATCAATATTGTACATACCTAATATCTCAAAGTTCCTTTCCCCAATTCTAAGCCTTTGCGTGATGTCTAAGTCACTTCTATATCGTGTTGTAACTTTGTATATTGTTGACACTTTCCTTTGTGCATTTTCGTCAAGGTACAATGTTGACCCTTGCAAATGTGCCCAAATCTTAGAAGTGGCATATGGGTAAAGAGTAATTGAGTCACCGTCTGTTTGGCTTGTAACTGCTGTAACAGTAAAGTTATCTGCGTCCACTTTGGTTATTTGCCTTAAAGCATTACTACGTGTTGTATTTATGATATAATCACCAGTAAGTAACCCATGGTCTTCAATCGTAATGTTTGTTGTAGTTGTGCCACTTTCTGCTATGTCAGTTGTTCCATTTAAAGCAGGAAACCAAACATCAGAT